CTATTCCTTTTTTAAGGCTGGCAAAACTTTTTCTAAATACTCCTGCCAATAATCATTATCGCCTTCCATATCATGAAGCCAATAGTACATAAACAAAATCTCGAATTCCTGCTTTCTTCCTTTTATAAAGGATTTTTTCGGCATCTTTCTATATAGAGAATCGAGATTAAAAAGATTACTTTTTTGCTTGTAATCATAATCGTACTTTCTCCAGGTATATTGACTCTTCTTTCTATGAGTTGAAGGCCAAATATCCTCATTATCATAAAAACTGTTTATCCAATCATAAGCAAAGGCAAGAAGATTAACCTGTTGTTTTGCCCAGGTTTTATTGATCCAATCAGTTATTTCTTCCGTTATTGACGGTATCCCGAAATTAAACCTTTGCTCACTCTCTACCCTATGATAGTCTTTTATAAAAAGAAAAAGCATTTCTGTCTGATCCTTAAGAAACGGTAACCTTTTAATGAGCCGTGAGTAACAATCATATGAAGCATTTCTAAATTCGCTGTCAATATTATACAAAAAGAAAAACTCATTCTCCTTTAAAATATTTCCAATGTACCTGTGCATTTGCTTCCCATACTCATTATATATACCAACAATCCATTCTCTAACTTCAGGCTCATACTCCCTAAGCTGCTTACGATACTTCTCCAGCTTTTCATTATGCAGTACTGTTTTTTCTTCAGATTCCGTAATATTCAGATAATTATTAAAGTACTCAAATACATAATCCACACAGAGCTTCATATTTTGAGTACGTGCATCAAGGTCAAATTCATTGAGCTTATCTTCTTTTTTCCTGCGGGCAATGTATTCCTCAATACTAAGCATTTAACACCTCAAGATTCTTTTTATCATGTGTTTAAGCGTCTTCACCATCTTCATAATCGATTCCGAAAATGGACAAGAGGTCATCCCAGTTACCTGGATAAGCATTGCTGCCAACCCATACAGTACCTCGTTGCCCACTATATTTAACCGCCAGCTCCCATTGCGTTCCATCACAAACACAGGGATCAATATACTCGCTATTCCAATGTTCAACATGAATATCTTCAAAGGCATCAAGCAGTAACCTTACTTCTTCAGACGAATAGTGTTTATCAATCGGCTCACCGCACCATGGTGTTGTTACTAAATGAGCTGAATTATAACTAAAGGTCATACGATATGTGTCGTATCCACCAAGCCCACCAATTTCAAAATATATTTCCTCAATCGACGTTTTTGAATTGCCATTATCAATTGCTTTCAACCGTTTCAGCCATTTCAAAATATAGCCATCCTTGAAAAAGCTGAGAAGTGCTCCATCACAGAATCGCTCAGCCCGAATTGCCCCCATTATTAACGCAAGGGTACATTGTTCATCTATAGTATCAACATCAACATTTCTCATAGAAACATCGTCCCATTTAAGGCCATTGTTTTCGAGAATTGAACCATAATTTGTAAGCTGATATTCGGGATGACTCTCTGAGAACTGATAAAACTCAGTAACAAACAAATCTACAAGTTCATTAAAATTTACATATGGCATCTGAATTGGGTGTTCCGAAGTCCCGTCATTTTCTCTATCAATAAACCATTCGCCATAAGATTCAGATTCAGAGATTCTCCCGATGTACTTTGTGAGCACTTTAAACTTGCTTATTGCTCCTTCATTACCTATAAATTCAGACCAATCATTAAAAATAGAGCGCAGTTCATCATTAAGATAGGAAAGAGCTATTTCTTTGAGCTCTTCAGGAACTCCGTAGTATGCTTCTGCAATAGCTCCTGTGATAGCAGCTAAAGTGTCACTATCGCCACCTATTGAAATCGCATTACGAATTGCATCTTCAAAAGAAGTTGATTCCAAAAATGCTTCAATAGCTTGTGGAATAGTATCTTGGCACGTCTCATTAAACTGGTATGAATCCCTAATATCATCAATTGTAAAATCCAAAGAATAATAATTGCGCTCAATTTTTTCCCGGATTTCACCTTTGGTAAATCCACGACGTGCCATGTAAATTGCTACCGCAGTAGCTTCTGCGCCCTTTATGCCTTCTTCATGATCATGCGTCACTCCAGTTACGACTTCAGAGAGCCTACAGGCTTCGCTTTCTGTCCTTGCTGCAAAACCTACCGGACTTATCCGCATAGCCGCACCATTTCCAAAGCTGTTGTAAGGTTGAGGATCATCACTAAAAACCCATTTTGAAAACATCCCACCGTAACCACAATTGGGATATTTACGCCCAATTTCCTGCATATATTTAATGGTCATTTTTTCAATTAGCGAATAATAGTCGCTATCAAAATCATATCCGCCAACTGAAGGTTTGATTATTTTCTCTGCTTCCATAATGGCTTTTGCAACTGCAAGAGTCATAATACTGTCATCTGTAACCTGGCAGTCTTCTGTAAATAGTTCGAAGTCTTTATCTCTATGATTATTAAACTCAAATCGAGAGCCAACTACATCCCCAATAATTGCACCAATCAACCAGTTTTCCCTCCCTTCATTAAACGATTGCATCAAGAGCACTTTTAAGCTTATCAAAGTGATTGATGAGCCATTCAAAATGCTGCTGATACAGTTCAGGATTATGAATATCTTTTTCTTCAGAGTAAAGAATCCTCTTTGCTACACTTTTTTCCCGACTTGTATACCACTCTAGGGGAGCACCAAATACGCTTTCAATTTCAGTCTTTTTAGATTCAAGCTTAGAAAAATACTCTGGGCGATACACATAAATACCAATACGCAATATTTTCTTTCTAACAAGCTGAAAGAAAATGTGATAGTTTGGATTGCTAACCGAAACATCGTACCAGTCGTCATATGATGGTTTTCGAGATGCAATGTCCTCTCCACGCCCATTATTGCGACAGTACTGTACAAAATTAGTCCAAAAATCCATTCGCAATAGATGCCGTTCAGAAAGTACTCTTGTTGTTTCTGAAGGCTGGTCGGTTGTTTCTTCAAATTCTGGCTCTGGGATTTCAAGCACATCAGCACGGCCATCATTTACAAAGGATATATGAAGCAGATCAAGCATCTGTGTTTCATCTTTAAATTGGATGTTCCAACGGGTTTCGACAAATTTTAGAAGCTTAATACCACGTTTTAATATGCGCTCTGCATCCCAATCGGCTTCTCGAGACACTTCTATTTCGGAGTGCGATCCGTCCTCATAACCACGTCTACCAATGCTGTTTGATGATTTTTTATCTGAGAAACTATCATTCTGCAATGCAGAGTTTACACTCTGAGACAACGGTAATAAATTGCCAAGCGAACCAGAAAGTATTTTTATCTCATCTTCTGTATATTTACGGAACTGATTTTTCCAGTACCATTTAGTTGGTGTCTGAGGAAGGATATGTTCAATCGATACTTTATCTTTTTCAACTTTTGTAAATGGGGCCCATCCAAGTTTTTCTATTCCTGTTTCTTCTGCCTTTTCATATTCATATTCAAAAAGCAAATAACGAAGATCCCTCCAACCATAAAAACCATCGCCATTTGAAAAGCGTTTATCGATCCGGGTCATAAAGTTCTTAATCGCATAATCCATATCATTAGTTGCAGTTTCCATTAACGATTTAGTAACTTCGCTTAAAGAAAGTTCACCTGTATATACATCGCGTGTCTTGCGGTAATAATCGCTACTTTTATAACTAGACTGGAATGCTGCCATTCTAAATGATAAGAAAATAAAACGCTCCACAGCACGGAAAAACTCAACACGTTCTTCTGGGGTGGCATTTGCGTCCGGAGTTAATGATGCTGCGACAAGTGGTCTAAAATAACCTATACCTATACGATTAAGGCGTTCAATCCAAACTTTTTCTTCGTGAGTTAAATCACTAAACTCAGGAAAAAAAGTATAAAACCAGTATTTTGCAACGCTTTTTAAACTATTAACGTAGGCTGCTATTTCTCCAGGCTCTAATTTACTGATAGTCGTTACTGTTTCTGCTTCTGGCTCTGTAGGCTGTGACACATCATCGTCTTCTTCAATGTCCGTCTCAACAGTTTCTGCCACTTCTTCTTCGATGGCAACTATCTGCTTATCAAAGATGTTTTTAGCTGAAAACTTATTAAGAAGAAACTTGATATAGTCATCACCTTTTTTACGGGAGTATTGGAAATACATAATCCAATGCGCCCTTAAGAACTCATCATCTGATAACGGTGAATTCTGATTTCGGCCTAATTGATAATACACCTCTTTCCAAGCATCATTGATCTGCTTGCGCAATTCAGCTTTATCCATCGCATCCAATTTATCAGTATCATAAAGTGTAGTCAGATAGATAAGACGGTTTTTCAGGAGTTCAAGATTCGTAAGCTTTTTACCACGATTGTTCATTGTTTCAAAAGCTACAAAAACATCATAGTCATCTTCAATCTCATGAATATTAAACATCAGTTGTAAAGTAATTTTACGGAAAACAGCTTCTATACCATCTATACCCTCAGCTGCATACAGTTTTTTCAAACAATCCAAAAAGAATTCTTTTGCGTACTTCAGATTTTTCGTATAATATGTTTCATTCACTGCACCACTGAACGGTTCCTCAAATATTTTGTATGTAAGATAATCTGCGCTAGGATTGTCAACCTCATATCCAAAAAGGTATGTAGTGATAAGGTTTTGCGGCGGTCGTTTCTGCGATATATATTTAGAACGGATGGCTTTAAGGGTTTGATAGCAAAGGACTATCTCCTCATCCGTCTTTCCCTTGTTGCACTCTAAACCTTTAACAAAAGAGACAATCTCATTTACAAGGATCGAAAAGGTGGTAAGTCGTTGCTGCCCATCAACTACATGATAGGCCTTATATCCTGAATCTAGTAACCACTTATCGTTGCTCCAGCCCTTTAATTCTGCCTTCGCAACAGCTTTTAATGATAATAAACCAGTATAATGATACCTATCTTCCTGAAGATTCAAGATATCATCCCAAAAATCTACAAGCTGCTCCTGTTTCCAGGCATATCCTCTTTGGTAATCTGGGATACGAAACAATTTATTTTGATACAATTCCGAAAGTGACTGTAAATCGCTCATAACTGTTCTCCATTCATCTTAATATTAGGTAAACTTTACCATACAAACTTGTACTATTAACTGTGCAATTAAAGCATCCCAAAATGCTTAAATGCCTTTCTTATATCCTCTTGCTTTTCAGCCGGGCAAGGATACTCGCGTTTATTCATGTCATTTCTATTGTTTGCAACCTTCGGAGACAGACCATAAACTTCTTTGGAATGTGCTATCCAGCATGTTTTCGGCGTAAATCCAAAATTGGCCTTTACATATTCTTGTATCTCTTTGTATGTAGCCATATTCACTCATCCTTTCAGTTTGATGTAGTTTCCTGGGAGCGCTTCAAACATATCCGGATAATGCCCACATCTCGCCCTAATCTGGGTATACTGTGCTTTCTTCCCGTTTTTCTGTAAATACAACCTACGTTCATATATCTCATCCGCAAGTTTAGATGCATGCATAGTGAAATTTTCGGCCTCTGACAAAACGATCTTCATGGCTTCCTGGAGTGTATAGCTGGCAGTTTCAGTTGGAATTGTATTTGTAGCGCTTGGCTGGGAGGCATCATATTTCAAAATTATATAAACAGGCTTGTTATCCTTAAGTAGAACCACCTTTCCATTTTTCTCAACAATCGAGAATACATGCTCCATATCAGTCTGTAATGTATCAAATGGAATTAAGGCATCAATTTTTATATCCATTATTATCCACCTCGTTAAAATTAGTATATCTCTGCATTTTATATTTGTCTATACATTTGTATAAATATTTGTATAAAAAGGCCGCCAGTAGGGTTATTAATCCTTAACCGGTGGCCATAATGTAATTTACATCTTAATATTAAGATCGATCTCAACGCCGGATTTAAACTCAATCGTCAGCTTATTATCAAATACCGTAACTTTTTCAATAAGTCGCCTTACTAGCTGCTCATCAAATTCCTCCAGCTTGCAAGACTGCTCATTCAAGAAGTCTGTCATTTCAGCGATCCGCTGCCTTCTTCCTTCACGCTCTGCATTCTCAACTAGCGCATTTTGCTTTAGTTCTCGCAGGCGGTAAATCTCATCAGCCACTTCGTTATAATCAGCCTTTGAGTTTGCCAGTCTAAGAAGCTCATTCTGCAGTTCATCTAATTTTCTATCAATCTCATCCGTAGCCTTGTCATTATCTTCATTTAAGACGATAGCAATATTGTCCTGCAATATGGAGAGGAAAGTGTTCTTGCTGGCTAGTACCTCGTTGATAGCTTTTACAACCGCTGTTTGTAACGTTTCCTCATTAATAGTCGGAGAAGTACAGTCTGAACCTTTTTCCTCAAGTCTACTAACACATCTCCAGACAATGGACTTATATCCTCGGTTGTTCCAATGAACCCGCCTGTAAATTTCTCCGCACTCTCCGCAGTACACGATACTAGAAAGAGCGTATTTACTGCTGTATACTCTCTTCTTTCCGCCTTTTCCTGAATGCAAATTTGCTCTTCGAACCATTTCTTCCTGAACCTGCATGAAAATTTCACGCGGGATAATAGGTTCATGGCTGTTTTCTACATAATACTGAGGAACAATACCGTTATTAACCACCCGTTTCTTTGAGAGGAAATCAACTGTGTAAGTCTTTTGTAGTAGCGCGTCACCGATATACTTTTCATTTTGCAGTATCTTCCTCAGCGTTTCCGGTCTCCACTTTGGTTTATTGGCCGCAGTAAGAATTCCGTCTGCTTCCAGACCTCGTGCTATCTGCAGAAGGCTTGCTCCTTCAAGATACTCACGGTAGATACGCTTTACCACTTCCGCTTCTTCAGGAACAATAACCAGCCGTTTATTGTCGTCTTTCGTGTATCCTAAAAACCTCTTGTGATTGACTTGTATTTCCCCTTGCTGGTAACGGTATTGAATGCCCAGCTTCACGTTTTGGCTTAAGGACTGGCTTTCCTGCTGAGCCAATGATGCCATGATGGTGAGCATGATCTCACCTTTGGAGTCCATGGTGTTAATGTTCTCTTTTTCAAAGAAAACAGGAATGTTTTTATCTTTTAGCTGCCGGATATATTTCAAACAATCCAGCGTATTTCTGGCAAATCGGCTGATGGACTTGGTTATAATCATATCGATTTTGCCTTCCATACATTCTTCAATCATGCGGTTAAATTCCTCACGCTTTTTGGTATTTGTTCCCGAGATTCCATCATCCGCAAATATTCCGGCCAGCTCCCATTCGGGATTATTATTAATGTAGTTCGTGTAATGCTCAATCTGCACCTCATAGCTGGTAGCCTGCTCATCGCTGTCAGTAGATACCCGGCAGTAAGCAGCGACACGTAGTTTCGGTCTAGTTTCGGTTTTTATGTTATTTCCAATACGGGTACGTGCCGGTATTACTGTAACATTTCTATTAATCGCCATCTATTGTCACCTCACTTTCTATTAAACTGTAAGCATATTCTGCTTGTTTAAATGGATCGTCATAAAGCTGTTTTGGTGTAGGGACTGTGAAATTCAGAGATTGGGATACATCCTCTTTCATTTTGGGTTTTCGTATTCTGCCAAGCATCTGAGCCCGCCTTAACCTTTCTGCCTGGGCCTGTTCAAAAGTGTATTTGTCGATAATCGGAGGATAGTACTCATCCCCAAGATACTTCTTATTCGTCAGCATTTTGGTAATAGTTGCATGATAACGGTTAATACCTGCTTTTTTCGAAGCATCTCTTAAAGAAAGTCCCGAGAGATATGCTTGATACAAATTCCTTATCTGTACTGCCTTCATCTCATCGATGACTGCTTTTCCATTTTGGATAACATATCCGTAAGGTGTATGACCCACTTATCTCACCAGCCTTTCCTTGAGCGTAACTCCGCATTTCATTTTGAAGCCTATCTCCGCCTGTGAGAAAACAATGATTTTTTCTACATATCGGTTAAAAAGTTCTTCATCAAAGCAATCAATTAAATCTGCCTTTGCAACATACTTTAAGAGCTGCTCTACTTCTGCCACCATAGTCATTCCACCGTTAATTGAACGGGAAAGGGCTTCTTTTTGGTCTTTCAGCATTTCTGCTTCCTTACACAGTACATAATTCTGTTTATTAAAAAGAGCAGGTTCTAGGTATCCTTTTGTCATAAGACTCATCAGCACCTGACTCCGCTTCATATTATCTTCGATCTTCGTTTCAAGTTCCTGCATTTGAACAAGATTATCTGAATAGTTTACCGCCCTTAAGCTTTGTAATAATGGTTTAAGAACAATCTTATGCCCGAAGATGAGCTTATTGATCATAGTTACAAAGGCCTGATAAATTGCGTCCTCTCGAATAAAACGCATCGAACACGCTGTAACAGTGCGGATATGTTTGGAACAGCACCAGGCAATATATTTGCCATTGCCGCTGCCATGAATTCTTCGTTTAAAAGTACTCCCACATTCAGAACACCTTATCTTTCCAGAGAGGGGATAGCGGTTTAGGTATTTGCTGCTTCCTTTTTTGACTCCTTTTTCTTTTCCACGTTGGTTTAAAACCTCTTCTACAGCTTCGAAATCCTCTTTGCTGATAATTGCCTCATGGTGATTTTCAATTAGGTACCGATCCCTTTCGCCGTAGTTATAATGCCTGTTAAAATGCTCATCCGTATAGGTTTTTTGTAGTATCACATCACCGATATACTTTTCATTGCCAAGAATGCCTCGAATGGTAGTAGCCGTCCAGTGATTTCCCCTCTTCGCAGCAATCCCATCAGCATTCAAGCCATCGGCAATTTTCTGGGTTCCTTTCCCGGATAAGGCTTCAGAAAATATACGCTTAATAACTTCTGCCTGTTCTTTATTTACAACAATATGACCATCCACATAATCATACCCGTAGGGCGGATATGACAGCTTATATGTCCCATTTCTAAACCGCCTCTGAATGGACCATTTATTATTCTCTGAAATAGAAATAGATTCGCTTTCGGCTAAGCTGCTTAATATAGTCAGCATCAGCTCACTGTCCATGGAGCCGGTGTTGATGTTTTCCTTCTCGAAGTAAATGAAGACTCCAAGATCCGTCAGCTTTCTTACAAGTTCCAGGAAGTCTGTAGTATTTCTTGCGAATCTGCTGATGGACTTAGTCATAATAAAATCTATCTTCTTGTTTTCACAGTCTGATATGAGCCGTAACAATCCCGTCCGCTTCTCTTTTTTCGTGCCAGTAATTCCTTCATCATAATAAATGCCTGCAAACTCCCATTCCGGATTTGCCTTTATATAGGATTCATAGTGATTCTTTTGAGTTTCAATGCTGACTAACTGTTCATCGCTGTCTGTAGAAACTCGGGCATAAGCAGCAACTCGCAGTTTTGGTTTCATGGCGGCAAATGCCCTATCTTCTGATATTTTCGTTACCTTTCTCACCCTTTTCACCTCCCCTCGGGTATGTGACATATTACCTCTGAGTACCCTGTATATCAAGGATTTAAGGCATTATCTGTGCTAACATAGGGGAGAAAGATCTGCGATTAAGAGCCATAATTTTGTTAAATTCCACTTCCGAAATAATGCCTTTTTTCATCATCTGTTGGAGTATCTTTTCTGCTCTCCAGTAATCGAATTCCCTTTGAAGTTCATCTTCCGTCAAAGGCTTACGTTTTGAAACGGACGGTGTATTTGGCATATCTGTAATTTTTGTAATTTGCATATAGGTTGACCTCCAAATCTGCAGGAAAGGTTCCTGCACCTATATGCAAAAAAACAGTGCTATTCGAACCCCTAAAAGAGCATAAAAAAATAGCTCGAGGAGCTTTCATACCCCCCGAGCCATACATATCATCAATCGTATTTTATATAGGCGTCAGTAAACCCTGCCTTTTTTGCCCTCGCAAGTTGTACCTCGGCATTTGCTTTAACGGAATAAGCCCCAATCTGAACCCGATAGTACTTATTTGTTTTCGGTGTTGAAGGCTTAATCTCATTTTCTAAAGCCCTCTTTACATCGGCTCTAAAAGTATCCATGCTTTTACTATACTTAGAAAACCAGTTTTTTGGATCTCCATGATTACTGGCTATTCCTTTCTGGTATCCCTCATAGTGGCCGATGATATCCTTCTCGGTAAAACCGTAAAGCTTGCAAAGATACACGCAAAGTTCAATAGCTTCGTTGTAAACGGCACTAAAATACGAGGCATCGGTTAGGCTGTCCTCGCAAATCTCAAATCCAATATGTGTATCATTGGCGCTGCCTCCCGCATGCCAACCTCTGTAATTCCACGGAAGCGTCTGATAAGTGGCGATGCTTCCATCTGCCAATTTACCGATAAAGCCGTGGACGCAGACCTGCCGACCATCTGGTTTGTCTTGGTTCCAATGATTGTTATTCTGGTTTTTCCCAAGCAAGCCATCGTCCGGTCCAACATAGCGCTTCAGCCATGGATTATTCACTCCTGTCGAGTGCACCATGATGCCCTTCGGCGTGATTGTTTTGCCTGCCTTAAAACAGGCATTATTCGTAAGTATCAGCTTGCGCAGGTTCATAATAGATTCCTCCTTGCATTTTTCTTACACCTCAGCTGAAGGCGGCTTCGTGTCATCCCGCCCGTGCAGCTGCTGCAGTACCAACTTTAATTTTTCGGGGATTGGCAGTCCTAAGTGTGCTGCGTTTTCCAAAAGGGATATACCTTCGTTACTCAGGTAAAAGAAGATCACCGCAGTACGGACTGCACCGCCGCCAGTATCCCCGGCGACCCCTAGTATTTTTGTGTCGAGGATATGTCCCACACCTACCAGTGCAAAGATGAGTACTTTTTTTGCAATTCCCTTTGCGCCAATTTCACTGCATAAATTCTTATCCACTACGGCGCAAAGCACGCCGGTTAAGTAGTCGACAGCGACAAAGGCTATGAGTGCGTAAAGAAAACCGTCAAGTCCTCCGAGAAACCATCCCAGAAACGCACCGACAGCGGTAAAAAATATCTGTATCCAGTTCCAAACCGTATTCATGCTTAAGACCTCCGTTCATGCAATTGTGTATATAAAAACACCCCCAAGCAGGGGGAAAATAATTTTGAGCCTAAAGCGTAAGTATCAGATCATGAAGCTGCTGCATAACTGCAGCTTTTGGGCGGCCAGTTCCGATGGGCAACCAAGTAACATCTGGGTAATCAAAGTCTGACGAGGAGTCAAAATTGTTTAGTAGTGTGATAATCGGTTCTATGGCTTTGCGAATCTCGATAATGTGGAACGGCCAGTTCTTGATGCTAGTCTTTCCCGCCACAATTTCCTCGCTCCAGCTTACCGGTGCCATGCCATAATACTGGCGAACGGTATTGACGGCAGTTCTAAGCGTTAGGATATGCGCGGCCTTTACCCGTGTCATGTCCGCAGAGATTGTCTCAAAGGGCGACGGTAAAATCGTAAAGGTACGAATAACCTCCGGACTTGGTGATTCAATGTCGCTATCCAGACAACGAAAGGTTACCGTTTTGTTCCCGGTAGTCATGGTTTCAGCCTTATACACCGTATGAGCCACATTTCCAAGATAACCGCTCGTTGAAAACAATTCAGGATTGCTCACACTGTCCTTCCATGGCCCTGATCCTATCTTCACGCTCACAATCTGAGTCTGTCCGTCAGGCTCTACGCCGGTGGTAATAAGGAATCGCGGATTGATGTTGTAGGTCGCGCTCCCCGATAATGGGCATTCAATTATGGGTGTAGCTGGCGGACTGTTTTTCTTAACCGTATTACTAACTACATAAGCAGATACAGCACCCAATATATCCGTAACATTAATACGGTAGCGAGTGTAGGTTCCAGCTATACTTGATGGTGTCGCGGTATAGGTGCCGGAAGTGGCGGAACTTAGAATAGTAGTAACATATTCGTAAACCGACCACGAAACGCCATCGGTGGAAGTACTCTGCTGAATGACATATTGCTTGATGGTGCTGGTTCCTGGTGCTGCTCCGCTCCACGTTAGTGTTACGGTGTTTACTTCGTAAATAGCAGGATGAGCGGTAAAAGATGACGGCGCAGTTGGAAGGGTGTTTTTACGGACATTGTTACTCGAAACCGTCCAGTCAGAATAATAGTTTTCACCGGCTGTACCCCGCGTTTGTACACGAAAACGACGGTAGTCGCCGCGTATAGTAGGAGGACTGACGTTCACACTGCCACTGGTTAATGTGCTGCTTACCGTAGTCAGTGCGGACCATTCTCCCCATGTGCTATTATCAGATGAATCACTATACTGAATTTCATACGATGTTATAGCATTTCCCGCCCCACTTGACGCGCCGCTCCATAAGAGAGTGACGTTTCCTTCTGCAAGAGTTGCACTGACAGAGCACGAGGTCGGAGCACCGCAAGCCGTGATATCACAGTAAATGCTATTGCTGACTTTTTCGATGGAATAAACGTCCAGCGCGTCAATTGTCCAAATCCCATATTGGGTATAAGTTCCAGGTGTTCGCGATACTTCCGGGTTATACGTTCCACTGCTGGCTGATAAAAGAAGTGTAGTCAGTACAGTCCATGAAGTCCAGGTGCTGTTATCCGTTGATGTCCGACTTGCGATCATATAGCCCTTGATTGGGCTTGTGCCGCCCGATGCTCCGCTCCACGTCAGCGTAATCATCTCGTCGCTGTATGTGGCGGGAGATGCAACAGCCGTCGTTGCTGGACTCGGAGCTATATTTCTGCGGACGGAGTTCGTAGATATTTTCCAGCCGGAATAATAGCTTGCCCCCGCCGTACCGCGTGTCCTCATCTGAAATCTGCGGTAATATCCCTGCGTTGGGGAAGGCGCCACCGACACGCTCCCGCTGGTGGCCGTAGTGGTCACCGTAGTCAAGGCAGTCCAATGTCCCCACGTAGAGTTATTGCTGGATTCGCTATACTGTATCTCATAAGAGGAAATGGCATTGTTTGTACCGCTCGTCGCTCCGCTCCAAGAGAGGGTGACGTTACCTTCTGCGAGAGTTGCGCTGACCGAACATGATGTCGGTGCGCCGCAGGCAGTAGTCAAAAGTGGAGAACTTAACACCGTATAGCTGGAATTAGTAATCACGCCGGAGGTTAGTGGCAAACGTCCATCGGATTCGACTTTGAACGTCACCGGCTGTGTTGTATTACCCGTAGTGGAAGCGCATGTCACCGAAACATATCTTATTCTCGGCGTGGTTCCGTCCCAATTGTCACCATCCGCCGCCTTAATACGCACCTGCGAGGACGAGCCGTTTACGGTCATAGTGCAAAGCAGGGCGTAGCCACTGTGAATGTAAGATCCTGATGAACTGAGCGCAGCGGATATGGTGAAGTTGTATGTCATCTGGTTGTTGTTCGGGCGGCTCTTAGTATAGGTGATAGTGTAATAAACGGTCGGGCTGGAGCCCGCCTGCAGTGTTACGCCGTTAATATCCGCCAATGTCATTCACCTCCTATTCATAGACTGCCGTCACCAGCGAATTGACCGTCCCGCATAGGGTGGTATTTAGCCGGGTGTCAGTAATGTTATTTGCGACGATTGATGTGGCAGCAGCCGGTATAAGCACGTCTGCAATACCAAGTTCATAGACATCGCTGGTTCTTGTCAGCGCAGGAGCTACCGGTGTCGCGGCAGGAACCCCTGCAACAACCGCAAGGTGAATGCTTCGAGTGATGCGGCTTAAGCGCACCACAATCCGGTCAATGCGGGGATTACTTCCGTTTGCCGTTGCAAGCGGCAGGTTTAAATCCTCTGTATTCTCATAACGGTATCCGTTGATCCATGCACTTCCCGGTGCTACGCTCACTGCCAAGCCGATTCCGGGTGAGACCTGCAGGTTTGTCGCAACCGAGTAAAAAATGCCGTTTGAGACCAGGCTCCCAAAATATGCCGCGAAATCCGTCGCGTCATAGACCCGGTCACCGCTGGATGAATTGAAAAAACCACTTTTCTCCATACACCACTTCCTCCTTTTTAAATAGTTTTCGTATACTCTATAATCACGTAGCCCGTATATGCTGTCCGGTCATTGCCGGGTTCTATAACAATATTGGTTTTATCCGCGTAGAGACCGATTTGTGAGGCAAAGTTGTTGTACCGCGCAAGCGGTAAAGGCAAGAAGACCGTCCCGTTTGTCGCAAAACCGGATAAACTGACAACAGTGCTGAGATTTGATATGCCGTGCGCTACGCTTCCTGGTGTCGCATTCGGAAGCGAACCGAGATTTATCACTTTGCGATAAATCGTCTTGCCGTCTATCCATAGGCGGCCCGTATTTTGTTCTGTCGTGGAGTAGTCGGTTAAAGCCGCCGCAATTTTGGCAGCGGTAATCGTGCGATCCGCAATCTTCGCGCCTGTGACTGCTGCATTTGCAAGCTTCGCCGTGGTTACTGGTTCGTTGTTGATGTTCAGCCAGCTCGCCTGACCGGACGGGTTGTTATATACAAAAAGAGAAATCACATAAAACGTCATGGTATTCCGACTAATAAAAAAGCCCATTGCCCGCTGATAGCCGTTTCCCGTATTGTCTCCGTTGTGCTTCATCAGAAAGACGTGTCCATCATCGCTTGGCTGGTCGCTGAACTTGTTGCCGCTCCACGATGTGAAGTACAGAGCGTCTCCTGGGACCATGTTGTGCAAGGCATATTGACCGACCGATGTAGTCCCTTCACCTACAGATACTTCAAGAGCGGGGAGTTTTCCGAAAAGATTGTTGATGGTGTCTACAACGTTATCCCCCTGGATTTCCACGTCTACATCCGTCAAGTTGCCCAGCGTTTCCTCTACAGCACCCAAGGTTCCCTCTACGGTGCTCAGGGCTTCCGCCACCTCGGATATACCGGTCTGGGCTGATAGTGCCGTTTTAACTTGGCTCATATCAGAGCGGATTTTCTGTGCTATTGTAAGTTCAGCCTTCCCAAACACCACGCTGATACTCTGGCCTTCAGCGTCATATGTTTCTTCGACTTCGGTGATGCGTGTTGTCATGGATACGCCCCATGTCTTCGAGATGATTTTAACGGTCTGTCCAAGGTCGAAGTCTATCTTGTATGTGAGATTGCCGTGAGGGTTGACCGATGTGTCGAACGAATAACGTATCGCCAACTCGCTCAGCTTGCTCTGACCCCGGAAGGTCAACGCACGGATGTAATCCTCTCCGAAGTCGTCTGCTCGCAGGTCTTTGGCGTCCACGAAGATCTCGCGGCGGGTCTCCCCAGAACCGCTTGTAATGGCGACAAATGTCCGATCTGCGCCTTCACCCTCGCCTCCGATAAGCGCGGTGTTGGCATAATCCATCGCACTCTCTCTATATATCTGTTCAGTCAGGTTCTCGTACTCCTTGGAGAACACCGCCTGGGAATCGACTCCGTTATACAGCGTCACCGTAAAGATACCTTTCGCCGGAGTGAATACAGTCTTGATGCCGATATCTGAAGCGTCACAAAGTTCCGTTACAACCTCCATTAGGTTTCGGTATGAAATCTGGGCGCTGATTGGTATGTTAAGACACGGAGATGAGAAGTTTATGCCGGTGATTTGCCGCTCCGTGTCGGAAGGGTTAATAAGGTTGTTATTTAAAAGCTGTTCCACACAAGCCGAAAGGTCACCAGACAGCTTCTCCGTTTTCCACACAATGCGCCGGGCGAGAAAGGAGGTAGCGAAACGGCCGCTTACAGTGATGATCTCCCGGTCGGTCTGAGACAGTTCAAGATGCTCGATAATCCCGGCTTCCTCGTCATCGCTCTTCCAGATAATATTCCCTTCCTGCAGGAGCGCAGAGTTTTCCGTTGTGGCTATAGCTTTTAGTTCAAAAGAACCACATTGCGAGTAACGTCGCGTCCAGCGCAAGTATTCGAATGACTCCACGATACCCGCAAGCTCTCGGTTTGAATTGTAGATATACAGTTCCATACTCACACCCCCAGAAACTGCGGCCGGTAGTAAATGCTAACCTCCAGCAGTTCCATATTGACTGAAGCGTCGTAACGCAAGGTGTTATGTCCTGCGGCAAGCTGGAAGAACGCCGAATTGGTGTCCAGCAGCGAAAAAACATTCGTTACCGTCGAGCCATCGATCCTGACTACGCGCTTACCAGCGAAATGGGTATATACACGCAGTTCATCTCCTGCGCTCATCGTCGTTAAGAGACGGATGTATTCCCCGGTATCCATGTTCAGCAGTTCCGGGTTCGTCACCGTACCCAGTGCCCGGAACACGATCTCACAACCACAGGACACATCACCGATGTTGTCCACCGTGATGATTTGGCTGGGTTGGCGCATTCCAAATTCCATGCCACTTTCGGGTATTTCCAGTTCAAACTCAAACAGTGGTATCCAAGACGCTAATTCCTCACGCACCTCATCCGGCATCTCGAAGAAGGGTGACGGGCAGAGCAGGCTGACAAAAAATTTGGGTATCCGCTGCCGGGTGGAAACGGTAAAACCTGCCTCCTCCACCACACAGGAAATTTGCCATCCCCGGTACAGGAGCGTCCCGCGCAGCTTCGGGTTGAATATCTGGAGGAATTGCTTTCTCCTCATATAGGTCTCGTCGGGTGTATCCGCTATGACCGTACCCTCCAGCGTGATGTTGCGCATATCCAGCGTGGAGGAGATGTAAAAAGCGCCGTCTTGCTCCGGCGCTTTGAAGGTGTTGACGGTCTGGCGTATGTTGCCAGTGCCGTCTATCTTGGTAAGAAAATACGGGCGGCTCTGTTTGAGCGTGATGCTCTCGCCGCCTGCGTTGGTGTATGTCAATTCCATAGCCGTACCTCCCCCTTTAAAATTCAAGGGCCAGTTTACGCGACAGGTTCTTGAACTCCCTCGCCAGTTCTTTTTCAGATAGGGCCTTAGGTGTCACCACTGAGATATTTTGCGTGATGCTTGTACCAGCAGGAACAGCGTCGCCCTGCCCGGATATACGTCCGTAATTCAAATTAAAGCTTGTGGGTATAGCGTTTTGCATATCCCTTGAAACTGCTGCCATTGCATCCTCAAAGCCCACGCCGATGCCTTCGCCCATATTTCGGCCAATTCCGGCAAACAGAGTTGAGGGAGAATGGATGCCGAAAAAGTCCTTAATCCGGGACACAACATTCCCGAAAAACCCTGATATTTTATTCCACAGCCACGCCCCTGCGTCCGAAATCCCCTGCCACAAACCTTTGATCAGGTTGCCTCCTACTTGGGCCATTTGGCTTATATAGCCCGTAAACGCTTTAACCAATCCGGCTATGATCTGCGGCACTGCCTTTACTACCTGCACAATTATCGTGGGCAGGTTTGCAATCAGTGCGACAAACAGCTGAACACCCGCTAGAATGATCTTGTCAATGTTACCGACGATGGCGTTCACTAGCGAGGTTACAATTTTGGGAATTGCTGTGACTACAGTGGTTATAATCTGCGGAAGTGCCTGAATCAGCGAAACCAGAAGCCGAATACCTGCATCTATAATCATAGGAATAGACCCGATTACTGCGCTGATGATGCTGTCGATGATTTGCGGAATCGCCTTCACAATCGCAGTAATAATGGTAGGCAATGCTGTCACCAGTGAAGTCAGCAATTTAATACCTGCATCGATGATCTGAGGGATGGATTTTATCAGAAAATCCACCAGCGCTGCGATGATGGCAGGAAGAGCAGCTATAAGCTGAGGTATTGCATCCACCAGCCCCTGAGCCAATCCAATAATCAATTGCAAAGCTGCGTCCAGGATCAAGGGTATGTTTTCAATCAGTCCCCGGACAATTTGCATCACAGCGGACACGGCAGCTGGTATCAACTGTGGCAGGGCTTTTGCGATACCATTTACAATTGTGCCTATCATCTGCACTGCGGCTGTGGTGAGCGCAGGTAAAGCTGCAATAAGGCCATTCACCAGCGTCATCAACAGAAGCACAGCCGCCTCGGTGATTTGCGGAAGTGCAGCAGTCAAACCCTGCACCAGCGAAATGATGATCTGAGAAGCCATATCAACCACTATGGGAAGCTGCTCCGAAATAAACTTTACAGCTTCCTGCAGAATACTGCCGAAAGCGTCGATTAGCCCCTTTGCGCCATCCTTCTCGAAGGCGACAGAAAGTTCCTCGACCCAGCCATTTACCATTGGGAGAACAGTACCGGAGAGCATTGTGCTTAATCCTTCAGCGAGTTGTCCTTTTAGGGACGCTACGTTGTCCTCCAAGGTTGACAGCTGCCCCGACAAGGTCTTTGACTGAGCTTCCATGGCACCGTAAAAACGTCCTCCTTCAGCGGTTGCCGATTCGAAGGCATCTGCCAGCATTTCAGTCGAAATACCACCCTTGGCCATTTCTTCTTTTAGTTCACCGATGGATTTGCCCGTTTTTCGGGAGATTTCCTCAAGAGGGTTAAATCCGGCATTAATCATCTGCATAAGGTCTTGACCGGTGAGCTTACCCGTTGAGGAAGCCTGTGCAAACGCTAAAGTCAGACTCTTGAAGTTTTCAACATTGCCTTGGGAGATATCACCGAGCTGCTTCATGTGTTTTTGCGCGTCCTCAGCAGTCATTCCAAAGCTCATCAAAGTCTGAACCGCACTCGCGAGGTCTTGCATCCCAAATGGCGTAGCGGCAGCTTCCTTTTTTAAATCGTTGACTAATTTTTGCGCCTTAGCTTGATCACCCAACATAGTGGTAAAGGAGGATGTATAACTTTCCATCTGCGCATTGTACTCAATACCGTCCTTCATAGCCCCAATAAAGGCTTTGCCAATACCGGCGATAGCACTGCCCAGTGCTTTAATGCCACCAATAATCGCCTCGGATAGGAGATTGGCTTTTAGCATATCGCCAAACACAGAGGTTTTCTTACCCGCATCGTCCACTTCGTCGCCTAGATTATTCACATTATCAGCAAGATCATTAGCAGCATCAGCGGCATCTTCCATGTTCTGAGCACTATCGTCCGTACTGTTGGCATGGTCATGCAGTACTTTGTTGTTTTCTTCCAGTTCCCGTTCCATGCCGTTGAGTTCTGCTTGGGCTTTGTTAAGCTGTATCTGCCAGTTCTGCGTGCGCCGGTCGTTCTCGCCGAAGGAAGATGAGGCATTATCTAGCGCGGCTTTGAGGGTTGAAATCTTTTCTTTCTGCACATCAATTTCTTTATTTAAAACCGCATTACGAGCGGTGAGTGCCTGTACAGACTTGTCATTTTTATCAAATTGACTGGTCACAAGGGTCATCTCGCTGCCCAGAACCTTAAATGCCTGATTGATGTCCGCGAGAGCCTTTTTAAATTCCTTCTCGCCCTCAATGCCGATTTTTAACCCAAAATTATCCGCCATGCCTTCACCTCCTCCTATATACCCGGCGGTATAATATCATCAATCGTACGGTTTTTCTTTGGCTTCTCGATGCCAAGGAACTGCTTGTGACAGGCCCATAGGTCTAGAAACAGACCGATAGGCATAAGCCAAAAACCCTCGTCACTCATGCCCATCTGCACCGTGCCATAATAATAAAGCCGGGTAAAGACTTCCTCGTCCGTTACCCGACTTCCGCGTTTTTTGGGGTTTCTTCTTGGCTTTCCACATTGCGCTTTGTGCCCCTGAACATCGCTTCGGTTATAGCATTTTTATATGCCGCCAAGTCTAGCGGCGAGGTAAGAAGCTCAACCTCCTCCTCGGTAAGCAAATCCTCAGGTGTATTCTTATTTTTGAGGTTACGGATAAGGATGGACTGGTTGGCTAAAAGTGTTAAAAGCCAAACAATCTCATCCAATGCCATCTCAAAGTTTTCTGATTTCATTAGTTTTTCTCCGAGGTTTTCAAGCCCGCCGTAACGACTCGCAATCATTTTTGTCGCGCGAGTGGTTAGAATTAGTTCATGCTCTTTGCCGCCGATATTAATGACGGCACTTCTCTCATTATCCATAGTTAGCCCTCCTAAGGTTCCGGCGTGTAAACCGGTTCGTAGACCTGCGAGAACCAGCCGGTGATGGTAGCGGAAGAAACACCTGGGTCGCCTTCGGTGACCTCAGCTTTCCATGGGTGCTTGCCCATACCGTCAAGCTTATTCCTGCGCATAACCGTCCCCTCGATGGTGGGCGTGGAGAAGGTGATGGAATCAGCCTTGGTCTGCAGGTTCGTAGCAGGGAGTCCAAACTTCACGCGGTAGAGCCAGAAATAACGGTATGTGCCGTTAGCCTTCTGTGCGCGGAAGCCCACCGCAACGGGTGTCCCCACGTTCTCGCTGGCCGAAATCAGTACGCCATTGTCGTCCGTGGTGGCGCCGGTCAGATCCGCCGCAACCGTGGGGCCGATGTCATCTACTCCAAGGGTAAGTGTACCGCTGTTGAAGTCCTTGACGACCTCGGCAGCGCCATCATCCGCATACAGGATCGCCTCCACCAGTTCCACCGAGAGCTCAGCGGTAATGGCTTTGGCGAGGACGGTAGGCGGTCCGTAGGTTTCTTCGCCGTTGACGTCCTCGGTTATTTTTGAATAGTACAGTCTGTCAAGACCGATAGTTGCCATAGTGTTATTCCTCCAATCCATAGTTTTTCGCCACGTCGATGGCGTAATGGTGATACCCTGTATCGTCCTCGTGACCGATATATCGGTGTTCAGTCACCGTGAAATCCGCATTCAGCAAAGCCGTTATGATCTGCTTTTTGCGCAGCCGGTAGTTGCCCTTTGAAAACAGCGATATCCGCGCTTCCTGCACCTCAAACCCGGGGCGGTTATCCGCGTGGACTTCGAAGATGTCCGAAAGCGGGAGAATGACGACATACTCATCCGGTGCCTTGCCTGAAAAAACGCCGGTCTCCACGGGAAGCGGTATGGCAGATACAAGGGTATTCAGTTCCGATAAAATGCTCATAGCTTGCCGATCTCCTCCTCCAGTTTAGCGATCATCGCATCGGTGCAAGGTTTCCGGGACGCGGTTCTCGCAGGCTTCAGGAAAGGTTTTGCGGGCTGGCCGTGTTTGCCGTATTCGATGATGTTGGCAATTTTGGCGTTGCTCCCTCCATCCGAACGCGGCTCTGCAAAACCCACTTTCACATTATAGTTGCCATCCCTATCCTGCTTTGCAGCCGTGACACCAAGGGAAGAGAGCAGCTCGCCCGTGGACTCGGAAGGGTATTTCGTGTTCTTGCCGATCACCATGCGCAGATTGCCTTTGACCTTCTCCAGCACAACAGCACCTCCGACTTCCAGCACCTTGGGGATGATCACGTCGGTCTGGTCGGCCAGCCGGGATACCTTCAAAAGGAAGTCCTCCGGCATCTTTACGTTGACTTTTGCCATATCCATCACCTCACAGTAGGTTCCAGCTTCTCGGCCAAAACCTCAACATACATTCCCCGACCTCTTACATCCTCAACATTTAGAACCCGGTACCTGCCGTCAGCACAGACAATGATCATTTCCGTTGTGATCTTAAGTCCAGAGATTTTCCTGAACCTAAACAGTGAGGATGCAGAGGAAAACGCCGCCATATTTGCCCACCACTCGTTACCGTGCCGATCTTCTTTATAAGCGCGCATACTGGCAAGGATAGTGTCACTTGTTCTGGCAAAACCCTCGCTGTCCTTGGCCGTAACTGTACTTATAATGTCAATGAAGGTGGTCATCTTTCCGAAACTCATATTCATACACCCCACTCCCGGTCAAGCCGCAGGAGCATATTGACCGTGTTCCATACCTGCTGACCCGCCTGTACATTGTCCGCAAAAAATCCAGCCGTCGAGCCATCCCTGCTTTCATAGAAATGGCTCGACAACATAATCACTGCTTGTTCTGTCGTAGGCGGCATGGCATGGGTTTCATAATAACCCTCAGGGATATGCTGATAACTCTGCGCATAGGACACGGCAGCGGTGATGAATCCAATAAGAAGGTCATCGTCCTCGTTATGCGTCAAGATTAAGTTCGCCTTTACCTTAGGTAAGAGATTATCTGCTACTGCCATGCCGCCAACCTCCTTTTATATTCCACCTTCATCGGCTTCCATCAGCCCCGCCGCTTTCAGTTTAGAGAGCAGTGCATTGAAGTCAGCTTGGAGAGTGGCCACATCTGTGGCAGTGCTATCCATCTGGTTCTCGGCAATAGGGAGCCCTTTTACAGAGGCTCCCGGCAGGATTTCCAGTTCTCCTCCAATTACCCACTTCTCGCCGCCCTGTTCCATGTAGTTCTTCGTGTTATAACTCATAGCTTTAGCCCTCCGTTATGCCTTCTGCTGGAGCACCTTGACGGCCTCTGGCAGGATAAGCTTGCCATCCACACGTTGAGTAGCGATGAAGCCCACCTGTCCCGTAGCGGCAAAGAGTTCATTTAAACGCTTGAATACTCGTCCCTGACGGTCAGCCACCCAGTAATAGCCAAAGTCGCCGAACACCACGGTCTTTGCCCCTGCCGCAATGGTGGGAACATATGCCGAGGTGTACAGCGGACGGTTGAGGATGGTATCGGGTGTTCCCGCCTGGATGGATGGCTGCCAGAGGTACTGCCCATTGCCGTCTTTCAGCTTGCGGATGGCCTTAACAGTGGCATCGTTCATCACAAAAACCGCATTATTGCGGTAAGGTGCTTTTAGGCTGTAGAACAAATCCAACATCTCGTCCATCGTAATGGCTGTCGCACTTCCTGCGGTCACACCAACCTGCCCGCCTCCCGTGGAGTTCAGAAGTCCCGTCGGCTTTCCTATACCATCACCAACGAAGAAGGCTTCCTCCTCCTTGTTACCAATACGCCTTGCAAACTCTTTCGTAATATAGCTTTCAAGATTGAAAACGGAATCGTTTAAAAGTTCCTCGGAGACCTTAATCATCGTCGCCAGCTTGTAGGCACCAATGGAAACCTGCCCGAAGCTGTCATCACTTTCAGGGATAACTCCCTCCTCATCAACCCAGCTTGCAGTACCTTTGCTTGCCACTACAGGAATTTTGCGGTCACCGGAAGAGGTGGTGATAACATTGGCCAGCTTACGGAAGATATTTTCTTCCTCCAACGCTTCCACAAGGGTGCGCTCGAATTCGTCCGGCACGAGATAACCACCTTCGGAATCAGTGCCAATCTTCAGGGCATTCCTGACCTCATAACTGACATTGTCGCGCATAGCGTTCCAGAATGCCTTTTTATATTCAGCGCTAGCACGGCCGGTTTTTTCATCACCAGTTCTAGTGGGTGAGTTAGTAATAGGGTTACTGGTCGATTTCTCCAATTCAAGATCGATAGCCGCCTGACGCTCCAGACGCTCGATTTCCTTGCCGAGTGCCACGACGTCAGCTTCCATCTTGTCATAGGTAGCAGTATCCTCGGCAGACAAAAGCCCATCTCCGCCACGTTTGGTATCAAGGAACGCCTTGGCCGCGTCCCATGCCTTAGCGCGCTTCTCGCGCAATTCCAGAATTTTGCTCATTGTGATTTCCTCCTTCAAATTAGTGAGAAATTAAAGAAAGCCGCTTATACAGCGACTCTATCGGGGTACCAGTTTTCGGTTGTTGGTGCTTCGGCAGCTTGCGGATAAGCGAGTTGGTGACTGCCATCCGGCTAAAGATGAGACTATCCGCCAAATCAGGCTGCTCACTCTCCATAAACATGACCTTGTCGGCGAAACCAAGCTCAATGGCTTTATTCGCATTCATCCACGTCTCCGCATCCATCAGATGAGAGAGTTTGGTGCGGGAAAGTCCTGATTTCAACTCATAGGCATTAATGATGCTTTCCTTAACCTCATCCAACAATGCTTTGGCACGCAGCATTTCTTCGCTGTCGCCGATGGCAATGGTCGAGGGGTTATGGATCATGAGCATGGATACGGGCGACATATACACTTCGCCGCCTGCCATTGCTATGACCGAGGCGGCACTTGCCGCAAGCCCATCGATTTTTACAGTGACTTTTCCGCTATATTCCATAAGCATGTTGTAAATCTGGGCTGCTGCAAACACGTCACCTCCAGGCGAGTTGATCCATACTGTAACATTGCCGGTTCCAGCCATTAGTTCATCCTTGAACAGCTTTGGTGTGACCTCATCGCCCCACCAGGTTTCTTCGGCGATTATTCCGTAAAGATAGAGGGTACGTTCCTCATCGGAATCCCTTACCCAATTCCAGAATTTTCTCATTGTCCGTTATCCTCCTTGGCATAAAAATTTCCCGCTTGTGAGAGCGGGAGCATATTGCCGTTGACCAGATATAAGTCGCCGCCATCCTCAGCGGGGATGCGGTTCATGTCCTCCAGTTCCCGGATGTCATTTGCCGACAGCCAGCCATTCTGCCGCCCAACAGCGTAACCATTCATCCGGCTTTGGTAATCACCGCGAAGCAGGCCATCCAGGTTGAACTTGATGAACAGCGACGGCTTCTCGGAAGGCAGGATGAGCGACTGCTGAAGCGACTGCTCCCAGCGCACCACCCACGGGTTAAGCGTATACTTCACAAACTCAAGGCTCTGCTGCTCGATGTTGGAGAAGCTGGACTTCTCAAGGTCGCCCACCATATGGGGCGGTATCCTAAAAATGCGGGCGATTTCATTGATTTGGAACTTCCTCGTCTCCAGAAATTGCGCTTGCTCCGGCGGGATGCCAATAGCCTGAAACTTCATTCCTTCCTCCAGAACCGCCAACCTGTGTGCATTGCCACTGCCTTGATAGGCACTGTTCCAGCTATCCTTGACCCGCTGGATGTCCTTGATCACACCCGGATGTTCCAGCACACCGCCTGGATTGGCACCGTTGGCGAAGAACGTCGCGCCGTACTCCTCAGTGGCAAGTGCCATGCCAATGGCATTTTTTGCCATTGCAATGGGACTATAACCAATGAGTCCATCAAAGCCTAGGCCGGGAATGTGGAGTATCTGATCCTTACGAAGTATGACATAGCCGCCTTTCGGCTTTTGACCATTTTCGTCGGCGTCGCGGTAATAGGTGTATATCAGTTCGCCATTTTGGGCTCGGCTGACTTCCATCTTGTTCGGGAGCAGAGGATATAGTGCAACTGCCTGCCCACGCCCATTTCGAACCACTTGTGCGTAAGCATTGCCCCAAAGTAAAAGATGACTCATCAGTGTTTCTCGAAAGACGAATGAAGTCATCTCCGGATTGGGTTCGTTATGGAGCAGATAATACAGCGGGTGCTGACTTATGCGTTCTTTGCCACCGTCCAATCGGTAACGATAAATGTGCAGTGGCAGTCCAGCTATGGCTTCAGCCAGAATCCTCACGCAGGCATACACTGCCGTGGCCTGCATGGCAGTCCGCTCGTTAACCGTTTTGCCCGACGTAGTGCCACCGAACAGAAACGAAAATGCACTGCCCACACGGTTTTGCGGTTTATCTCTTGAACGGAACAGTCCTTTTAATAGTTTCATAGGCATCACCTCCGAAAAACATTTTTCCACCATATCAACAATCGCTGAAGTTAAAGGATTAGTAAACCTCTCTCGTTGTACACTGAATTGCCGCCATTGCCGGAGCCGCAGCGGATGGCGCGGTCGAGTGCCATAATGGTCGCCACCGCACCATCTATTCTTTCTGTGCTTTTTTCCTTGTCCGGCTTTATGTTGCCCGCCGGGTCGGTCTTAATATAGATGTTATCCATCATCCACCGAAGAACGGGATGCCCGCCGTGGGCTATTTTCTCCTCCAGCGTCAACTTCATCAGTTCTTTGGTGGGCGGCGACATATCTTTAAATCCCTGACCGAAGGGAACCACCGTAAAGCCCAGACCTTCAAGGTTCTGTACCATCTGAACAGCGCCCCAGCGGTCAAAAGCAATTTCGCGGATATTGTACTTTTCGCCCAGCTCTTCAATGAACCGCTCAATATAGCCGTAATGTACCACGTTGCCCTCTGTGGTCTTAAGATGTCCCTGCTTCTCCCAAAGGTCGTATTGCACATGGTCTCGCCTGACCCGCAGATCGATGTTGTCCTCAGGCATCCAGAAATACGGAAGGACGATGTATTTATCGGTTTCTTCTTCCGGTGGGAACACCAGCACAAAGGCCGTAATATCCGTGGTGGAGGACAGGTCAAGTCCGCCGTAACATACCCGGCCTTCAAGACTCGCCGGATCAACAGGGAATGCACAGGCATCCCACTTTGCCATCGGCATCCAACGGACAGCTTGTTTAACCCACTGGTTCAGACGCAATTGCCGGAAGCTATTCTCCTCGGCGGGGTTCTGCTTAGCACTTTCGCAGGCAGCTTTCACCTTGTCGATGCCGACTGTGATGCCTAAGCTGGGATTTGCTTTCTTCCACACCTTAGGGTCAGTCCAATCATCCTCTTCCTTAGCCCCGTATATCACAGGATAGAAGGTAGGATCATACTTTCTTCCCTCTATGATGTCCAGAGCTTTTTGGTGCGTTTCGTAGCAGATACTCTGGGTGTCCGTTCCCGCCGTGGTGATAAGAAAATACAACGGCTGCATCCTCGCATCGCCAGAACCTTTTGTCATGACATCAAACAGTTTCCGGTTTGGCTGAGTATGAAGTTCATCGAATACAACACCGTGTATATTAAAGCCGTGTTTAGAGTAAGCTTCAGCCGATAGTACCTGATAGAAGCTGTTGGTCGGCAGGTATACCAGCCGCTTAGTGGAAGCCAGCAGCTTTACGCGCTTGTTAAGTGCAGGGCACATCCGTACCATATCGGCAGCGACTTCGAATACGATAGAAGCCTGCTGCCGATCGGCGGCGCAACCGTACACCTCTGCCCGCTCCTCACCGTCACCGCATGTGAGGAGAAGTGCGATTGCCGCAGCAAGCTCGCTTTTTCCCATCTTTTTAGGTATTTCTACATACGCCGTGTTAAACTGGCGGTATCCATTCGGCTTTAAGATACCGAACAAATCACGGACTATTTGCTCCTGCCAGTCGATGAGTTCAAAAGGCTTTCCCGCCCATGAACCTTTAGTATGGGAGAGCGCTTCGATAAAAGACACGGCGTAATCGGCAGCATCCTTGTCATAATATGACCCCTCAGCTATAAAGGCGGTCGGCTTATATTTTTTCAGTTTTCGCATAGGCACCGCCTCTCTTATGAAAATGGGCAAAAGAAAAAGAGCCTACTTAGAAGCTCTTTACATTTGCCCTGTTTTTATTGCTTAATTACAACGTTTCATTCCACTTCGCCGGTCAGTATGAAGTGGGCATATTCAGCTTTATGTTCTGTCAAATATACCACCAATTCATAAAAGCCGCGTTCATTGGCTTCATACTGGACTCAGTTCACATCAAACATGTTCGTAACCCCGCTTTCCCGGATGGAAAGGATTTGCTCCTTAATTCTCTCATTCACAGGCTGCTTCCTCCGTATCCACCGAGTCAGTTGTTGCTTTGCGCAGGATATCCACATCAAAGCCCGCGCTCTTATAGCCTTCCAAAATTGTACTGTAATAATAGCAACTCGGCTGACCCAGCGGTCTTCCATCGTTCATGATGTAGACCATTGCGGTAACGGATTTGCCGTTTAGCTTCACTTTCACATTTTCCTTGCGATAAAGGAACGGCCATCCCTCGTAGCGATCGAGTGCTGCTTCGTCGGCGGGCGTTATCTCCCAAACAAGCACAGGGACGCTGCCGCCTTTGAAAGGCTCAACGGTCGCCACAGCACCAGCATGTGCACCTCTAAAAAGGAGCCGCCAGCCTTTCATTTCGCTGGTGCCCAGCACCTTTGCGGTAGGGCAGCGTGACGCCATCTGCGAAAGGTTCAGATTGGAACCGTAAGCGATATAGAGTTTCTTATCCATAATCGATATCCTCTTTCCTCAAATTAGTCTTTTCGGGAGATTCAAGCCGCCCGAAACCGCCAGGCTGCCGAGCCGTCCAAATGAGCGGTTAAGTGTTCGCGGCAGTTTGCAAACTCCTCGCCGATGAAGCCAATGCGGTTAAGGTAAGTCCGCATGGCGAACTTCTCATTCTCAGTCTGCGGTTTCTTTGCTGAGGCACATTTCTGCGTCAGGGCCTGATGGTTAAGTGCCAGGGCAAGAACAATGTAGCTTCGGATCTTGCCCGCGTGGAGTTCGCTATTGAACCCCCGCAGTTCCACAGTGTGGTTGCCCGTGAAAAAGCTATGCAAATTTAGGAAGTGGTAGCGGCTGTGGTGGTAATGCCTGTCGCGGCTCTCGCTGTAGCCCGCGTACCAAATTTCCTCAATCTGTCTCATGGTCTTGGGTTTTTTGCGGTTCATCTTGTCAACCAGCAGGCTATCCATCTTCTTGCAGTAGCTCATCCGCTCAGGAGCAATTTGGAGCGCCTTGTAGAAAAGGTCGTTCTTGCTGACAATGATGTTAACAAAATTGCGGATGCTCCTAGGCGTGTGATTTGAGCCGTCAAGATGTATGTGAATCCCGCAGGATGGGTTGGCAAATGCTCCGGCCTTCCGAAGTTTGCGCACCAGTTCCTGCAAAGTATCAATATCCTCGCGGTAGGTAAGGATGGGGCTGACCAGTTCCACACTATATTCGCGGGTAGCTGCCACCTTCTTCCGACCTTGTTTCATTTGGCAGGAAATGCTACCATCGCTCATGAACCTCCAGACCCTGCCGTCCGGCGCGATGACTTTTTTGGTATCGTAATAATCGCCCGTGTTGGTGACTGTGCCTCCGAGGTACTCGGCCGCTGCCTTCGCCGCATCACCGCGCGTGATGCCCGTAAATTCAATTTCAATCCCGAATTTGTTTGTAAACATTGTGGTTTTCCTCCTTTTGAGTGGTGTGCGTTTGCCTTTCGGCATGTACATATATCACTCTAAAGGCCTTATATAGCAAGCATTATCAGAGGAAAAATCCACACAAATATATGGGTTGTGTATGTCTGCAAACTGTGTAATTTACAGTTTTCTAACAGCATCCTCACCGTATACGACACCGAGAGTTGAACCGCAGTCCCAACAGCAAAAGATAGTGCCGGTATCATCGATGAAGTCCACGGTGCCCCTATCACCTGGTTTCAGCTTGGAGTATGGATCATTCATACATACCAGTTCCACGCGTGTACCAGACGGGTATTGCTTGCGGAGCCGCTCCACAATCTCCATTGAGGGAAACTTATTCATCGGCAGTCACCTCTGCTTTAGGCGGCATGCCGTTCTTGAATGCACTGTTGCCTGAAAGGTTCTTTAGAAGCACTTTCCGTGCAGCCTTGTACTCGTCACCCACAAAGCCCAGTCTGATGAGGAATACGCGAAAGGCAAACTTCTCGTTCTCTACAGGCTTTTCTTTGGCCATCACACGCTTCTGCTCCTTGGCTGCCGCGCAAAGTGCACCTATAAACTGTGTGTAGGCTGCGACTGTTTCGCCGTTCGTATCGAACTTGAACCAAGGAAATTTAAGCGTTGTTTCTGTTCGCTCGATGGGGAGTGCGTCTGCTCCAATAGCTTTTTTAATAAGGGCCGCCTTACTTGCGACAAGCCTGTCGAGATTCTCAAGTGCTGTGTCTGTAAAACCCTCCAGCGGCATCTCAATGGTAAGGCTGTCGTTGGTTTCACATTTGAAGCCCCGCTCTGCAAGCCCATCCAGTATCCTTTCCACTTGCTCACTATCCATCATGTTGTCAAACGAGAGCGTGCCCTCCTTGTCGACGGTAAAACCACTGATCTCGTAGGCAAAGGTCGGTGCGCCCTTATATATTGCAGGACAGTCGGCAATTTCACTCACGGCATTTACCAGTTCCTTGCGTCTTGGACCAGTTACGTTAAATCTGATTTCCATTTTTGTAAGCCTCCTTTGCTTCTTTGGTGCTTACATATATCACTCTAAAGCTGTTAAATAGCAAGCTGTTTCTCTGAAAAATGTGTATTCCGGCTCTTTCTGTACCATCTCTATCGAGCAGAAATCACCGCTCCCGTCAAAGAGGCTATCCAACGTTAATTTGCGCTTCTTTGGGAGCTACCTCCGCAATGTCATGGTACCTATATTCGACACCATCTCTTAAAAGAAATACACCGTCTGATGAACCGACTTGCTCAATGTACCGCTTTACAATGACATCGCAGTATTTTTCATCAAGCTCTATCGTAAAGCAGATCCTATTGGATTGTTCGCAGGCAATTAATGTCGAACCAGAGCCGCCAAAGGGGTCAAGCACAATGCTATTTGTAAGGCTTGAATTCATAATCGGATAGGCAAGTAGGGCAACCGGCTTCATGGTCGGATGATCGGCATTCTTTTTCGGCTTATCAAACTCCCAGATGGTAGATTGCTTGCGGTCAGAATACCATAGGTGCTTGCCTTTCTTTTTCCACCCAAACAGTACCGGTTCGTGCTGCCACTGGTATGGTGAGCGGCCAAGAACAAGAGATTGCTTTTTCCATATACAGGTGCCGGAAAGATAGAATCCAGCATCTGCAAAAGCCCTTCTGAAATTCAAGCCTTCGGTATCAGCATGAAACACATATATACTGCCGTCCTGCGACAGAACATGTTCTGTATTCCTAAAAGCATCAAGCAGGAACTGATAAAAAGCATCGTTGCCCATATTGTCGTTTTTGATTTTTCCTGCTGAACCTTCATAGTTGACATTGTACGGCGGGTCAGTGACCACAAGGTTTGCTGTTTTACCATCCATCAAAGTATCAAAGGTTTCTTTCTTCGTACTGTCTCCGCAGACCAGCCGATGCCGTCCAAGTATCCATACATCCCCTAAACGCGAAACAGCGGGCTTTTTCAGCTCGCTGTCCACATCGAAATCATCTTCTTTAATTTTATCCCTGACACTATCCTTGAATAGGTCATCTATTTCGCCGGGTTCAAAACCAGTAAGTGAAACATCAAAATCCGCAGCATTTAAGTCTGTTATGAGAAGCGCCAATTTATCTTTGTCCCAATCACCGCTGATTTTATTAAGCGCTATGTTAAGTGCCTTTTCTTTTTCCTCATTCATCTCGATGATTACACATTCCACTTCGGTAATTCCCATGCTAATTAGCACCTTCAAACGCTGATGACCGCCGACCACATGACCCGTAGCCTTATTCCATATAATGGGTTCTACATATCCAAATTCTTCAAGGGATCGTTTCAGCTTTTCATACTCTGTATCTCCCGGTTTTAAGTCCTTCCTGGGATTATACTCGGCAGGGATGAGCTTCTCAATCTTTAACTTCTCTATCAGCATACTTCTCCACCGCCTTTCTAAACTCACTGTATTTATTTACATCCTCCCACGGGAACAGACAGCTATTAAAGTGGCCATAAACCGCTGTGTCGGAGTAAATCACATTTCTAAGACGCAGCTTTTCAAGCCTCTTCGCTATAGCACGTGTATGATGTCTGCTTCGTAGGCCGTTTGTCAATACTGCCGAGTAAGAACATTACTAGGGCGGAATGAAGAATGTGGACTCCACTAAGCAGCCAATACAACCTGATAAATGACATGTTCAAAATCATGCTTCAACTGGAGGAACCTTGGACATTAACCCATGTTGAGCTCAACGAGAAGGAAAAGACATGGCATTTGTTTGTCGATTTTAAGCCGGGCACACAATTTGCTTGCCCCAACTGCGGGGCCATGTGTACCGCTCATGACACGAAGGTAAAGACATGGCGTCATCTTGATTTCTGGGATTGGAAAACGTATCTGCATGCGCGTGTGCCCAGAACAGGCTGCGACGACTGCCATAAAGTAACCAGAGTACAGGTGCCTTGGGCCAGAGAGAATTCAAACTTCACGCTGTTGTTTGATTCTTGGGCCATGCGGCTGATGGCGGAAATGCCAGTCAACGCCGCCGCGCGTGAGCTGCGGGAGCATGACACGCGTATGTGGCGCATCTTCCATCATTACGTAGACAAGGCGATGGCAGAACTGGATTTAACGCGCGTGAAACGGATTGCGATCGATGAAACCTCCTCTCGCCGCGGCCATCGGTACATCACCCTCTTTGTCGACGCTGACGCCAAGATCGTCCTGTTTGCAACGGAAGGCAAAGGCATGGACACGCTGGGCCGATTCAAGGAACGGCTTGGAGCAAAAGGGGCATGTGCAGAGCAGATCGAAGAAGTCTGCTGCGATATGTCTCCGGCGTACATACGGGGTATCGAGAATTACTTTCCCAAAGCCCACATCACGTTCGATAAATTCCATGTCATGAAGATGGTGAACGAAGCACTTGACGACGTGCGAATTGCCGAGCAGAAGAAGACATCGGAGCTCAAGCACACCAAATACATTTGGCTGAAGAACGAAAAGGACCTCACGGCGGAGCAACAGGAAGCGTTGGCCAAGCTGAAAGACACCAACCTGCAAACAGGCCGTGCATATCGCTTAAAGCTGGCCCTGCAGGATTTCTGGAGTACGCCGCAAATTTATGCCGACGTTTATCTCAAGGAATGGATCGGCTGGGCTACCCGTTCGCAGCTTGAGCCGATGGTCAGCTTGGCCAAGACGATCAAGCAGCACGAAGAAGGTATCCTTCGTTGGTTCCACAGCAAAATGACCAATGGATTGCTTGAAGGCATAAACGGTCTCGTTCAAGCGGCGAAGCGACGCGCGCGCGGGTACCGTAACGTCGAGAATTTAATCACGATGGTCTACATGACGGCGAACAAGCTTCGTTTGAAGACGCTCGGTGCCTGCCGGGCACAATAACCCTTACCGCCTTGATACCCCGCCTCATAGGAAAAAGGAGCGGTCAAGCGATCTCCTTGACGGCTGCTTTTTCCTATGAGATCCTCCAAGCAAGCGGAAGGGTTATGACTCTTGTTAATAGCCATTAACACACGTAGTAGCGCGAAGAGCCCTTTTCAATGATTGCCGAGGGTCTTAAGTTGAAAACCTCCTGTGCCGCAAGGGTTAGTATCTCATCAGGCACAATACCGGTGTTTAGTGTGTTAACAGAAAAAGCCACCGGATTTGCCTTACCGATGGCGTAGGATACACCGACTTCACACCTTTTTGCATAGCCGCACCAAACTATATGCTTGGCTATGTATCGAGCCATATATGTGCCGCTTCTATCAACCTTGGTGGGATCTTTACCAGAAAGCGCTCCGCCGCCATGGGATGCAAGCCCCCCATAGGTATCCGCCATGATTTTTCTACCAGTCAAGCCTGTATCGGCAGCGGGGCCACCTTCGACAAATCTGCCGGACGGGTTTATAAGAATCTCAGTATCGTTATCAAAAGGAAAATCCTCAAAGTACTGCCAGAGGACATTGCTTAAAATATCTGAACGAAGCTCCTCTTGAGTTTTGTCCTCTTTATGCTGAACTGAAACGACTATAGTTTTTACTCTTACAGGAGTATCGCCGTCATATTCCACTGTAACCTGTGCTTTGCCATCTGGAAGAATGCCCTTAATAAGTTTACCTTTGCGGACATCATCCAACCGCTTCACGATACTATGTGAGAGTACTAGAGGAAGGGGGAGCATCTCTCGAGTTTCATTTGTTGCATAACCGTACATCGTGCCCTGGTCACCGGCACCCATAGAACCATACTGCTCGTTAATACCTTCTCTTGCTTCAAGTGCTGTATTAACACCAGCTGCAATATCCTGGCTCTGTCGATGCACAAATATATAAACCAAAAACTTCCATGGGTTGTATCCAACTTCCCGTAGCACATTTCGAACAATGTATCGGATATCGACTTTTTCGCTGCAGGTGATCTCGCCCGCTACGATAATTCTACCCTTGGTCACCATTACTTCACATGCTACTCTGGATGCCTTATCCTTACGAAGACAAGCTTCCAAAATGCTATCCGCAATGATGTCACAGAGCTTGTCTGGGTGACCGGAGCATACGCTTTCAGCTGTTAAAAATCTTTTGCTCATTTCACATCTCCAATCTATTTTTATTTGCCTTTACGGGCAGTGAGCAATCTTTCCATAACATCGTCCTGCGGATTTAAACCATTGTACTCTGTGGCACAATTTTCACGGACAATCTGGTAGATTTCCATCCATAGCCTATTGGTCTGGCTCATAAAATTTTGACTCATCACTACGTATGGACTTTGGATTGCATTACCTGTGGTGGGGTGCTTGGCAAGGAAACCAAACTCGGTCACTGCTTCCTCACACTGTATCCACCGGGCCGCACTCATGGCATAACGTTCTAAAAGTTGCGGAAGCACTAGATGTGCACAGCCACGTTCCTCAAGCCATTGCCACGTAATTTCATATATTTCTGATGCTACCAGCGTCTTACCGTCCTTCTGAACCGCTGAAAGCATGGCTCTTGGCTGCGGCATCGCCTGACCTTGAAGATCAGCAGCATTTTTAAATTCTATAACTTCAAGTTTTCGCTTACCGGGATTCCCGGCTGAAATTTTGTCCGCAAGCGGCTTCTTTTTCTGCCCGGAACCGATACGGGCACCTCCTCGGTTAGTTCCATCCTTGGCCATTTTTCCACCTCTTTTCTACCCGAGGTTAATTCCCTGTTTGAAACCGCGAATTTTCGCGCGTAACCCCCCGCCCGTTCCACGGCACAAGGGTCCCAGAGATTTTGACCGCCCCTACCGTCGCCCCCATCGGCCCCCTTCCCGAGCAGTGATCTCAGAGTGGCAGGGAGTACATAAAGACATGAGGTTTCTCACGTCGTTGGTACCACCTTGGGACAGCGGCTTGATGTGGTGTACTTCTTTGGCGGGTGTGATCCGTCCATTCTTCTCGCATTGTTCGCAAAGAGGATGCGCCGCAATGTAGCGGTCACGGATTCGTTTCCACGTCCTTCCGTAACGTTTTTTCACGGCGGGGTCGCGGCCATATTTTTCATAACGGGAAGCTTCTTGTTTCGCATGCTTCTTACAAAAACGACCATCCGTTAACTCAGGACATCCAGGGAAAGAGCAAGGCCGTTTTGGTTTCCTTGGCATACGGCAACCTCCTTTCGGGCATAGAAAAAGCCTCCGCGGTTTACCACGAAGGCTCTTTACATTTTTTCATACTACCATTATATAACCGGTTTACTAGTAAATCGTCCACGATATTACTCATCACTTGCCATACAATAGCAATGCCAGATGCCCAAGCGCTCGGTTCTTCTTGTTATAAGCAGAGGAGCGTTCAATGTTAAAGTGGTCACAGATGTTATAGACCGCATCGATTTGCTTTTGCTTGTCATCGAGGTAGAACTCCCTTAATACAAAACGCTCATCTTCGGATAGTGCATCCCACGCCGGCTTAAACCACTCCATGTATTCCAATGCCTGTCGGTAGCGTTCTTTTAACACATCGATTTCATCAATACAGGCAATCAACTTCTTTTCTCCGGCTTTCGGATCATGTGCAGATGGCATACCGTTTAAAACGGGGGATGCCGGAGAATTCATCTTTTCATGGATGGTGGCGATATCTTCATCGGTATGCTCTATGGTGTATTGCATACTACTGTAATCTTTCAACGCATTAATAGCTGCCGCCTTTTTATCTAAATAATGCCAGACAATATTCATCGCATCAAACCTCCTTTAAAAGTGTTGCCTTGACCGCATCAATTAGCGCAGCTTGGGTGTTGTCCTTATCTTTCAGCGCTTTCATCACACGCTCGTCGATGGTGCCTTTTGCTATCAGATGGTGGATGACCACCGTATCCTTTTGCCCTTGCCGCCAGAGCCTGGCATTAGTTTGCTGATAAAGTTCTAAACTCCAAGTCAGACCAAACCAGACAAGGGTTGAACCTCCAGCTTGCAGATTCAGTCCATGCCCGGCAGACGCGGGATGAATGACGGCAACAGGAATTTCTCCTTTGTTCCATCTCCTTATGGAATCAGCGCTGGATAAAACTTCAACCTCAAAGCGTTTTTGTATCCGAGCCAGATCATGCTTAAACCAGTAGGCAATTAAGACGGGTTTACCATTGGCTCCTTCGATTACATCCTCTAACGCATCCAGCTTACGGTCGTGTATATGAATCACCGCACCATGATCGTCATAGACTGCACCATTGGCCATCTGCAGGAGCTTTCCAGATAATGCTGCCGCATTGGCTGCAGTAATTTCCTCACCTTTAACCGTTGTTATCAGATCCCGTTTCATACTGTCGAGTGTTTCCATTTCCTTTTTGGAAAGCCTGACTGAAACTTCGTTAATGACCAGCTCCGGCAGTTTAAGATAATCGGAGCCTTTCATGCTGATAGTGATATCCGAAATCAATCGGTAGATAGCTTCTTCTGCTCCCGGCTTTGGTTTGTAGGAGAATATAACTTGCTGGTTGCGCTTATCTGGCACAAAATAGTCCTCTCTGTATCTGCCAATAAAACGCCCCAGTCTTTGTCCCATATCCAAAAGCCGATACTCTGCCCATAAATCCATAAGTCCATTAGATGATGGTGTCCCGGTAAGCCCAACAAACCTTTTAACCTGTGGCCTGACTTTAAGTAGGCTTTTGAACCTTTTTGCTTGATGAGATTTAAATGAGGACAGCTCATCCACCACTACCATGTCAAAATCAAAAGGAATGCCGCTTCTGGAAATGAGCCATTCGACATTTTCTCGATTAATGATATAAACCTGTGCTCTTTTCATAAGTGCTGTTTTTCTCTGAACCTCAGAACCAACTGCTACGGTGTATTTAAGCCCTTTAAGATGATCCCACTTTTCGATCTCTGCAGGCCATGTATCTCTGGCTACTCGAAGAGGTGATATAACCAGAACCTTGCGAACAAGGAAGCTATCCAATGTCAAATCAAAAATGGCGGTTAAGGTAATAACACTCTTGCCAAGACCCATATCTAAAAGCACTGCTGCTATGGGGTGGGTGAGGATATACTCGGTGGTATATATCTGATAATCATGAGGATTGTATTTCATGAAGTATCCCTCCAATCTGTTCTATATGGTCCAGACAGAAAACCAAAAAGCCAAGTGATTCTAACTGTCTTTTTCGCTTTTCTTGTAAGGGCCTTAAGCTTTTACCCGGCGCTTTTACTTCAATAAAAGCAATTTTTCTTTCTGGCAGTAAAATCAGTCGGTCTGGCATTCCATCAAAACCGGGTGAGACAAGCTTTAAGGCTAGGCCACCCAAGTCTTTTGTCATCAGAACTAATTTCTGCTCTATATTTTTTTCTCTCATATGTCCTCCATGTTCCCTAAATCCAAAAAATCTCTATACGCGCGTAAATACGCGTCTGCGTGCGATTTTTACTTTTTATCTTAGGGATTATTTTTAATAGTAATTTATGGAACAATGGAACACAGGATATTAAGCAGCCTAGTTTATAAGGGGCTTCCGCCTGTTCCGATGTGGTGTACCAAAGAGGTGTTTTTGTTTCACCGGAACAGGTAATAACTGTTCCCAAGGCTGAATTTGTTCCAAATGTTCCAATCTTCATCATGGCTTGGGAACATAAACCCATTGCGGCCCATAAAGCGGAATGCGTTCCTTTTTAACAAGGCCGCTCCAGCCGCCAATACCCGCCATTATCGCGGATATTTCGTTGCCATCTATCCTTCGCAAATTGGCACGATCCTTACCGAAGCACTCGCACCAGATCTCCATATTGGATACGGACGTACGTTTTTTCACGCCGAACCGCTGGCTCTCTCCAAATTCAGTACCGTTGATGAAGGCACGACGCTCGTATAAATCCATGGTGTCCCAATCTTCAGGTAAAAGCATGTCAAGGTACTCGCGCACTAAACCTTCTCTCTCATCCGATTCCATCGCTTCTCTTTGTTCGTCTTTCGCAAGTTTCTCTAAGCTGGCATCCAGATACAATTTCTCGCCCGCCTTAACAAAGGTGAGAGCTTCTGCCCATATTTGCAATATTTCATCTTGTGTCAACTGCCATGACTTTTTTGTACCATTGCCTGGAGTCTTTACCGGCCAAAATCTACGGTTACCAGTTGTATCTCGCAAATATCCTTTCTCAGCATTGGTAGTACCAAAAAATACACATTGTCTTAGGTGGGGAGTTGCTCTTCTGCCAAAACTAGCTCGGTAAATATCATTCTGGCGGGAGAGGAAACTACGAAGCGTCTCTACTTCAGCCTTTTTAAGTCCGGCAAGTTCTCCAATTTCTAAAATCCAGTATCCCTGCAGTTTTTCAGCAGCAGTCTTATCCTTTGTATCAGATAAACTTAAGCTATCTGAAAACCAGTCACCGCCCAGCTTAGCGATGAGTGTACTTTTTCCTACACCCTGTGGTCCATTTAGAACCAGCATGGAATCAAACTTGATACCGGGTGTGAGTACACGTGCGATGGCCGCACATAGGGTTTTTCTAGTAACTGCCCGTACATACGGATTATCCGATGCTCCAAGATAATCGATTAAAAGGCTGTCTACACGCGGCACCTTATCCCATTCCGGGAGGGCCTCTATAAATTCACGAATCGGATGATAAGAACGATCATCGGCCACCTTTGCTACAGCCACATCATAGTTTCTTGCAGAGAAAGTTCCATAGTGCGTATCAATGTAGCTAATCAGCTGAGCATCATCAGCATCTCTCCAGAACCTTGACGGATGCGGCCATGGAACATCGCCTTTGATCTCAAGACTGTCTGATAGTTGATTAAAGACAATACTTTTCAGGTTTGGGTCATTTTCCAATATTAAAATTAGGTTTCTCAAAGTATTCTTAACTGCACCGGTCTTATCCAGTTCAAGCTGCTTTTCCCAATCCTCATCGATAAATTCACTTTCAGCTTGTACCTTGCGTTCCTCAGCAAATTGCTCCTTGACTCGTTCATCTTTAAGAGCCAAGTCAGTCATCGCTCTAAAAGAAGGCAGTTTGCTTGGCGCTGTATTTTCAGTAGTCTTTTCGTCCAAGTCTCGAAATTTATGCACACGGACAAGATCAAAAGCGTTTAGCAGCATTCCGCATGCAGGATCGGTGGCGTGATGGCTATAAGCAAATTTACCGTCATATATCACCAAGCCTGCCGAAGAGTCCGCTGGAATGTAATCAAACCTTCCATTCATTGCACTTGGCTCATACACATCCTGCAGAAAAGCTTCGATGGCTTCTTCAATCGTATAAGCTCTGCAAAATGCACCGACTACGCCTTCTTTTGAAAGGGGATCTGCCTGTTTGATAATCTTTCGTTGAACAACCTCTGATTGTCTGGAAGATACCGGCCACATAGAGGTATCACGCCAGTCCGTGTATTTAGCAAGGTACATATCCGGGTCTAAAAGCTCTCCGTCTTTTTCCCTGAAAACAAACTCACCATCAGCGGAAGTTGATGGCCAATACATTAGCCTTGATGGTTCATAGGTAGTGTCATCAAAGAAGTCGATTCCGATTTCCTTTGCTACCATGCGACCAAGCGCCGGGTATTCATCTTCCGTAACTTCTCGTTTCAGCGGAATCAAAAGCCTTAACCTTGGAGCATCCGGCGTGTGTTTATGGGTGGAGTAAATGCAGCATTTGAAATCGTGCAGCGTCTCAATCTGCTCCCATATGCCAGGTTTTGCATAGTCCATGTCGAGGGTCAGAAGGGAACGGCTAAGAACATAACCGTTTCTGCGTTTTCCTTCACGTAGTGCTCCGCCTACAAAGCCGCCAACGTC